GATCGTTACTTATGGATTCTTACGATTCAGAAAGTTCCGGGTATGGCTCCGAATGGGGCTATGCCTATGAAGGTGAATACGAACCTCCGCTGTTCTTGCGCACTCACACCTCTGATGATTTCTCAATCATTACGAGCGCGAGGTTCTAAGATCTTGATTTCATACATCAAGATTATCAACGATACGCCAACGGGCTTAGTTTTACCAACTTTGTCCTCAACTATAGTAATTGCCTCACAACTCAAGGTTCCCCTAGTTTGACACCATTGTCTGACTACCTTTCCTCTACTTTAGGTGAACATGTTTTTTGTGAGTGGACTTATACCACCCCCTATCCTAGCATCAGAATCTACATCAACGGTCAAATTTGCAGGTCGTAACAATCTTACATGTATTATCACACAGAGGAAGACTTTGCTTATTACGGTTGTCGCACAACCGGTGACTTCATAGCACCAGACCAGTTAGCTGACAGACTCAACGAACTAACTTATTCGGTCTATGACATGAACTACGAAAATTACACCGTTCAACGCACGAAACTGTCAAAAGTCATCATCAGGGATGTAAACGAAGCATAGTATGCCCAAGGTGAGCGCACTTAGTATGAATACCACATAATCTCCTCCACGGACGGTTATTGTGGTTACAATGCCTTGGCATACTTTGCTCATGATTATATGGGAGATAAGTACGAAGAAGGTAAAGTACTTTCAGACGCCCTAGCCTTGGAGGACGGGGCCCGCCCGGGTGGAATCACTTAATCGCGACTACAACGCACATGCCACGCCTTGGGTATCCATTTCTTTAATTCGTTTGAGCAGTTTTATTAAACAGTTCGCGACATTAATTTCAAGAACATGCTTGGTGCCAACTCACATTACAACTTACTACCCTGTATAATCGGAGACGCCAACCATACATATATGGCAGTAAACCCCAGGGCCAAGAGAGCCATTTTTGAACCTTAATAAATCCTTACCGCCCTTGCCACGATGAACAAAGCACCAGTGCCTAGCTTGAAAAGAGTTAAGAAGCAACGCACAAGTCTTACTGTTCGACCAAAAGAGGTCATATACCAGAAACTGAAGGATTACGCAGATTACCCTGAGCATCCCGAAAAATGCAAGTGTTTCTCAGAAATGGCAATGTGGACGATTCGCAGACAGTTCGAACCAACCCTACCTGAACCATTGGTTAAGTGCAAGGCATCATACAGGGCTTACGCAACTACGCGTAAGTCGCGCTTTCCCGACATTTTTGACGAATACGAAATCGATCCCATCACCATAGACACCAAATTCGCCCCTTTTGAAGCCCTCTATGGTGACTTGCGCGCTGATGAACATGTAAAGTTGATAGGTAGGAAAGCCGAGAGAGAGTTGCAACATGACGTGATATGTTCTTTGCACGTTGACAACAAGCTTGTCCAAACGTCACACACGAGGTAACACAACAAACCGCACTTTACAGTCACCAAATACCGCAATAACGTAACACTCAGACCTAATTTACGCGCTCAATAGTTACCAAAATCCGCCATTGAATTTTTTACTTAATATGGCATTGACATAACCCTGCTCGACAATAAGGAAGTCAGCGCTAATGGCTCTTCACATGCATTTTGTAGGGTTATGCAAGATTGGTGCCAAGCATAGGCACTTTCAGTGATAGCCGGTGACTATTCAAAAGGATAACGTGTTATCGTCATAGATGTAGGCGCCAAATTTGTCCATATGGAGAACACTTTGAAAAAAGTCGTCTAGCCTATGAATTTAAATGACTTTCAGAAATACGTAGACGATGCATCTCCGCAATGGAAAGCCGATTACAACGATTTGAAAGACGTTTTCGTTGCTTATACTTCATTGACTGAATAACGAGCAGCTATCGTTGATCATATCTTTGACAAATTCCACGCCGTAGATGCTAACGGAGACTATGTCTATAAGCAACCCACGGGCTCGTATTCATATATGCACGACGTAGTTTCAGCATGTTACCCACATACGGATTTCCCTCTGCGTGACCCTTTACCTGATTATCCCTCGTTAACAGACGCCACACCTACCATAAACTGGATTGAATACATTGCGATCCGGCCAGCAAATAATGATTATGACCAACGTTACTGGACTTAAGCTCCCACGTACCACTCCAATAATTGTGATCTTTTTTCAAGCCGTTACCCGGGTACCTTGGAAGATTTTTGTGACGATTATGCCGGGATTGACCATTTTATGCAATTTAGGTCGGAGAATTTGCCGCAACGTTGTTTACAGCAAGTTGATTTGATGAGCAACACCAGAGTACACCTTTTATACATGGACTCGCATTATTATTTTTCAGATAATCCAATGATACCAGAGAGTCTCCAAGATTTGTTAGACGATATGACTGGACAAGGAGTACGCTACGCCACATACGACAACGGACATGCCTAAATACAAGTGCAAATACCTAGATCCAACGCAAACGACGCCGTGCGAGTTTTATCACACGTGACTGGTGGTCGTTTTACCCCCGTGGTCGGCACCTATTAACTACCACTCCGCGAAGGCTTTTACAAGGTATATCCAGAGTACAACGAGGTCAAACAAACCTATGAGCCACACATTCTCATGAACACTGCAGGGGGCTCCGAAAGTTATCGCCACAAATTGGTCAACTATGACTCCCCAATGATCTATTATGATTCCGGTTGGTACGCTTGGTTCTACGACATGCAAGATTACAGAAAGTTAAATTCTAAGATCCACGTTCCGCCCTGCATAAATATGCCAGACAGGGGTAGCATCCAAGATACATGGATGCATTAATTCATTTCTCGTTTTGATGAGAAAATAAAAACTCAGGCTATAACCTCTTTATAGACCGTTCGAGACCATTTCAAAAACCCTCTGGATATTCACAAATTTGTTGAAGATATTGTTTTGGGCGTCCAAAGCAGGCAAGGTTGAAACTTGTGGGCTAAGGTTAAAAACGCTATCGATACAGTCGCCGGTACACGTGTACCCACATAAGACTTCACTCGTGCTTAGATAGCACAGATTGTAGCATACCACTTTTCTTGGAATACCACGACTCATTACACAGTCAGTTCACCTAGCGACGGAGATTTTCACGCACTGCCTTAAACGAGCAATCGCGTTGTGCGGGGTGCGTACGCTATAGCCCGCTCTTTCATGCCCCGCAAGCTCGTGTATTCCAACGACACTACTAGCAGGTTCCTTACATTGACGCTCCCCATATACACTCTCATACCGTAAAACCGCTATTCAGATTCCGTACTCTGTGGCAACGTGAGACAATGGCGTTTCGAGCACGAGGTCACCAAGCCACAGAAGACCAAAGGTGTTCACATATCTAGTACGATCGGAGATGTCCGGAGAGGATACTATAAAGTCAAAGAACCTGTGGAGATAACCTGCACTAACCCCTTGGTCGACCCGGATTGGTAACAACCGAACGGTTGTCTCCGAAAAATGCACACTTTCTACGAATATGTACTGGAGAACGGTCCTTCATGAGTCCATAAAAACAAGTTAGTACCAATTCTAGAGGAGACTAACTTAGCATCATTCAGCGGCCATTCAGTACTCACGAACACAGATTGCCAAGAGTTTGAATGGTCTCATGTTGACATTCGCAATCTATATGCAGCAGCCACTAGATAGTTTGGTTCATTAACGCAACCGACTAATGTACCAGCTTTTGAAACATTCGTAGAGCGCTATTTTGATAGCATATTTGACGAAGATTATCCGGCGCCACGCTCCCTCTTTGACTACCCGAAAGAACAATTTTCAGACGACCCACATAAGCGTTATATGTATGAAACTAAAATGAAAGAAGCTTTCACCCGGAAAGACTTCCAGAAGGGCCCTTACTTGGCCATGGTCAAGAGCGGTGAGGTATACTTTGGCGGCACCACTAACGGTTAATACCATGAACATGAAAGTCGCCCGCGAAACATAGCATCTCCTTGTGGCGTAGGCTACACGGTTTTAGCAGCATTGCAATACCAAGTCTTTCCTTACGTCCGCTCTAAGGAGCCTGATTTCATACACGCCATGAACAGCACTCAGCTAGCGCGACACTTTTGGCAATCACTGGAGTAGAATGACACAGATTAAATAGTCTCCATGGATGGCTCTTCATTTGACTCCACCCAATATTACGACTTGATGACGGCAGTCGACAGTCGTTTTTGGAGAAAAATGTAGCCTCTTCTTCTCGCCATAGCCACTCACGTCGACAACCACATTCCGGGCATGACACCCGTAGAATTCACGGAGGCTTTATACAAATCTTTGACTACCCACGAGCAATGTTTAATTTTCCATTTACCGAATATTCGCTACCCACACCACACGGCCAACGAGTTAAGAGCAATACGCATCGCAAGGTTGAACCAGAATGACGCATTAGCTTTCACTTTACGTGGCACAGTACTCTCCGGCGACCCGACAGCTACAACAATGGGTAACACCCTTAGAAGCCTGTGTTACATAAAATTTTACAATTACCTGTCTAACCTGTCTCCTACCAGTACACCTTGCGCAGGCGACGATTGTTGTGTCATACCGAAGGGAGACCCTAGAGGATACTAACAAGCCATTCTGCAAAACACTAGCCGAGATAAGACATCGCCATCCACTTTAGGCCAATGTGTAGTCACCGCCACTTTGACGCACTACACTGGTGCTAGCTTTTGTTCTAAGTGGTTTTTCACAGACGGGTCCCGATTGTTCCTCACTAGGGACTTGACGAAAGTTCTCACAACTAAACAATACTACAGTAAACGCAACGCAGCCTTGCTAGGAAACCCAGCAATGCACCGCTCAGCAATATTGTTGGGTGTCCAAAGTGAGAAAACATCGCGTCTATTGGAGGACATACTACGAGTTAATGCCTGCAAAGCCCCTGACTACAAGTTGATCGAACGATCCAAGATCAACAAATTCCTTCCCGACCCCGTAGATTACAAGATAGAAAATTAGGTTAATGCAAGACTTAACTTATCTATATTACACTTACTTCGCGTATTAAATGATAATGTGTACTATGGATATAACAATAGTATTTGAGCAATCATCTCGATGAAAAATGCATACCGGCAAAATGCCGCCTCGAAAGAGGAAAAAGAACGCGGCATTCGATATGTCGCCCCACAATATGGAGCCCAGAAACGCAAGGCTCCCACCATGTCAACTCCTGCACGATACGTTATGAAAGAGTGGGATAAGATGATGGTATCCAAGTATTACCCAGGTTAATTTAACTCACCCTTCATTAATAACATGTCCATGACACCAGTCCGCACAGGATTGGTTAGCGCTTAATCCAAGTTCGCAACCTGTGCCAAGGACAGCGTACAGACCAATTTGGGCAACAGTGCTTACACGGTTATCTTCCACTGCCCAGCCCTCAGCTTATTTTATGGGAATGGTGGTGCCTCTACATTCTCCACCAGTACTAAACTAGGGGGTTTATGCATGAAGCAGACTAATACACCTACAACAGCCATTTTTGACATCAATCATTTTGGTTACCCTTCATCATCATATTCCCTTTCCGACATTTACGGTTCTTAGGGCAACTCCATCGCAACTAACCTCTTTATATGGGCTTAGAGGCTTACTTTCTTTCTTGAAGGACCAGAAATGACAAGGACTGGCACAGTAACGTATGGTTCGTTCCCTTTAGCATCAGCCGCCGACGCATCAAATCAACCAGTGAGCTTCACCATTAACTAGCTTCTGAAATGCTGCAACGGACGACCTATCGATTTGAAAACTACTAGTGAAGTCATTCTTGACGGCGCAGTGGTGGACAATTCATTGGGTGCCAACATTAGACGAGAATTCGACGTCACCCTGTCCAAGGACATCGAGATTTTGGGAAATGAAGTGGTTTCTTTTGCCATCATAGACAGACCCTTCACTGACGTTACCAGCGGCAATACAATTTCATTCCAGATGAATTGTCAAGCGGAGGCCAATTACGGATTCTTTCCTATCGCCACAGACGCTTTTGCAGAGTCACTAATGGAGGACAAGAACCAGGAATCTTACGACCCCAATTATCAAGATCGACGCAGACAAGGAGCAGTTTACTACGGCGACAAAGGCTAAGTGAAGATTCAGAAACTCATCGATAGTGGTAAAGCACAATGGAGGAAGAAAGAGCCCAAGATCGTCGCCGAACCTGCCGTGGTAGAGATAATATAGCCAGAAGTGGTCACATCTGTCGATAGGGTGAAGAAACGCAGAAACAGGCGACGCAACCTCTATGGTCGCAAGACCAGGAAGATGGTTATATACGGCATAGACAAACGCACACAAGACGGGCCCAGGATCATTAACTACGCTCCTGGAGGCCACCTTAACGCACGACCCCGCATGGCTGACATACAACAAGCCTTTAACTACCTCCAGAAATTCTACAACGACTACTCTCATATCATCAAGCCCATAGCTATCCACGGTGCTAAGTACATAGCACATGCAGCAGGTTTGATGGCCGCTCATGAAGAACCCACCATTAATGTGGCCACTGAGACAGCCGTTCTATACGACGTAATACGCTGTATGAAGTTGGCCCACTCTTACGAAAAGTACCAGTTCTAAACCATACAGGCGGATTACGACTACCTACTCTTACACTAGGAGGATCGAAATATACCTCTGTGCGACTTACCGAGTCAACAAGTCTCTAGAGTTAGCTCTAGCACGAGGAAACACGCTT